ATTCAAAAACTGAGAAGTTATGCAGTTGCAGGTATTGTACCTGAATTTGTTGACCTCAAGTATCTCTATGTTGAGCTTGAATCATTCGTCTATTATAACACAAACTTCAGTGATGATCCAAATAACCTGAAGACAATTGTTACCAGCGCATTGACTCAATATTCACGTTCGATTGATGTGAATAAGTTTGGTGGTAGATTTAAGTATAGTAAATCACAAACTTTGATCGATGGAGTCGATGCATCCATCACTTCAAACATCACCAGAGTCGTGATGAGAAGAAATCTCAATGCAGAGATTGGTCAATTCGCACAATATGAACTTTGTTTTGGAAACAGATTCCACGTTGCAGAATCCAGATATAACATTACCTCTACGGGGTTCAAAATTAATGGTATCACCGATATGGTCTATATGGCCGATGAGGTAGTTGATAAAAACAATGGTCGTATCTTCTTCTTTACATATACGGAAGGAGGAACACCTAATATCATCAAGAAGAACGCAGGAACCGTCAAATATGACATCGGTGAAATTCTTATAGATACTGTAAATATTCTTTCTACCACAATTTCTAACAATGTGGTAGAAGTACAAGCCATTCCTAACTCCAATGACGTGATTGGGTTACGTGACTTGTATGTGAGACTTGATATGACAAACACAACTGTGACGATGATTCAGGATATTATCTCTTCTGGAGAAAATACCTCTGGATCTAGATTCACCAGAGAGTCAAGTTACAACGTACCAACTTATGTTAGAAATTCGAAGTCAACGGTAGCATCAACGGCACTTACAACCGTTTCGTCGTCTGCAACATCAAACATTGCAGTCGCTAATTTAATAACCAAGTCCACATCCAACTATTATTCATAAAACAGCGGGAAAAATATAAATGATCGACACTTCTATTCAAAGAGTCAAAATCAGTCAGGTAATCGAGAATCAGTTACCTGAGTTTGTTCAAGCTGACAATCCACTTTTTGTGGAGTTTATGAAACAATATTATGTTTCACAAGAATATCAGGGTGGTACGGTTGACATTGGTGAAAATATTGATAGATATACAAAACTACAGACATACGTCGGGGCAGCGCTTACAGAGTACACTGGCCTGTCTACAGACGCTCAATCATACTCTACTACAATCTACGTCGAGACGACAAAAGGTTGGCCAGAGAAATATGGTCTCTTAAAAATCGATGATGAGATCATCACCTACACTGGCATTGGAACAACGTCGTTCACTGGTTGTATTCGTGGATTTAGTGGTGTAGATGCTTTAGAAAGAAGTACTAGACCAGATCTGTTGTCATTTAAGTCAACCGTTGGTGCAGCTCACACTGGTGGAACCAAGGTTTATAACCTGTCCAACCTGTTTTTACAAGAATTCTTTAATAAACTCAAAACAACCTTCGCAAATGGGTTCCAGAACAGAACTCTGGATGGTGATGTTGACGAAGTTAAATTTATTCGTCAAATTAAGGATTTTTACAAAACCAAAGGTACTGAAGAATCCTACAAAATCCTGTTCAGAGCATTATATGGCGAAGAAGTCAATATTATCAAGCCATCTCAGTTTCTTCTGAGACCATCGGACGCAGACTATAGTGTCACACAAGATTTTGTTGTAAAAGCAATCACTGGAGACCCTAGAGCTCTGAAAGGGTCAAGTTTGTTCCAAGATAAAGATGATAAGGATGACACCATCACTGGTGGTTCTGGTGCTATCTCCGATGTCAAGGAATTCTTGTATGGTGGAGAGAATTACTACCAAGTTAGTGTTTCTAAAGAGTCTATCGAAGGGAAGTTTATCATTCCTGGTAGAACAAGAATCACAAACGCAGTTTCAATCGGTGCCACGGTCGTCACAGTTGACTCTACGGTAGGATTCCCAACAAGTGGTACTCTAAACCTCGTAAATGGTTCTAATATTGGTATCGTAACGTATTCCAGTAAGAACGCTAACCAGTTTGTTGGTTTGGCCACGATGACCTCTGCATATGAGGTTTCTGATGAAGTTCGATATGGAAATGTAGCTTATGGATATTCTGCAGGTAATGCAACAAATAAAATTGAAGTTCTGATTACTGGTGTTCTTTCAAATTTTGAAATTCCATCAAAATCGTATTATTTTAACAAGGGAGATAAAATCAGAGTAGGCACTCTTGGAGTCAATAAGAGTTTTGAGGACGTTAAGTTCAACTCTTGGATTCACAACGTTTGTGTAAAACATACACCAACTTCATTTACTAGAGTTTCTTCGTCAGCATTCTCTGTAGTCACGGCTTCTCCTCACGACTTTGTAACAGGCGATTTCATTGAAGTTCTTAACTCAGATTCCGATATTCTTGGAACTGGTAAAATCTCTGATATAACGGGAAGAGAAAGTTTTACTCTTGGTGAGTTACTTGGTATTGACCCATCCAATGTTTCCTTTGTAAGAAGAAGAATCAACAGAGGAAACAGTACCGTTCACGATAATATTACCAAGTACACAACAGACGTTCAAAACACTTATGATCACGATAGTGGAAATCCAAATGTAGTTCCACCACATCCTCACGTTTATGTAGCTTCTCCTTCAATTCCAAGTCTTGGACAAGAACCAATCACCGCATCTGATCGTTCTATTTCTTGGACCGGTGGAACTGGTGGAGATATTATTCAACTTATTCAGGTTACCTCTGGTGCAAAAGACCACGGATTCTATTCTGGTGAGGTCGTAACATTTAATATCATCAGTGGATTTCTTGGAGATCTTGAAGATGGCAAAAATTATTTCGTAAATCGTGTAAGTTCCAATGAGATTCGTCTTGCAAACTCTCTTCCAGATCTTGTAAATGGCACTTATGTTGATGCATCAGGAACAGGTTCATTTAAGATTTCTGTTCCAGTTCTTGCCAACAAAAAACTTGAACACCAAAAACTTTTAAAGAGAATTTCCCTTAATCCAAACTTTGATGGTAAAGAATATGAGACCATTCCAGGAACAACAGGTCTTCTTATTAATGGTACAGAAGTTCTCAACTATAAGTCTGGTGATGTTGTATTCTTTGGTGGTATTGAGTCCATTGATGTTTTGGAAGGTGGTTCTGGATATGATGTCATCACTCCACCCACAGTAACTATTGAAACTGGTACATCTGCTGGGGCTGGTGCTACTGCAACAGCTAATGTTAGAGGTTCTTTTGAAAGAATTGATATTATTGATCCTGGATTTGATTACGTCGAGCCTCCTGTCATTGAAATCAATGGCGGTAATGGTAAAAACGCGATTGCAAGATCTATTCTAAAACTCGCAGATCATTTTATTGACTTTGATGCATCATCCACTGGTGGAAGAATCAATCTTTTAGATAATACCATTGGATTCACTACTTTCCACAAGTTTAGAGATGGTGAAGCTGTAATCTACAAGACCTTTGGAAATACTGGATCTATCGGACTCTCTGGTGGCACCAGACTGGTTGATGAATCGATTTATTATGTTGCAAAAGTCGATGCGTCAACAATTAGACTTGCAAACAATTCAAATGATGCTCTGACAAGATCCAATCTTCTTGATATCACATCATTTGCTGATGGTATTCAAAGATTTGAGAGTTTGAACAAAAAACAGATTCTCAGTCAAATTATTATTGATAATCCTGGAGAAGGATATGAGAACAAGAGAAGACTCGTACCATCTGCAGGAATCAACACTTATTCAGATTATATTGAGTATGAAGGTCATGGATTTAGTGATGGAGAGTTAATTAGATATTCTAATGATACTGTAAAGATTGGTGGATTGGATACCAATCAAGATTACTATGTAATCAAGATCAATGATAATCGATTCAGACTGGCTGCTGCAGGAATCGGAACCACCCTGTCAGATGTTAATTATAAGACAAAACAGTATGTTGGACTGACCTCCGTTGGTTCTGGTGATCACGTATTCAACTATCCTCCAATTACAGTCAACGTAAAAGGAAAGATCGGTATCAATACCGCATCTCCAGAAAACTACCACGCAATCGTTAATCCTATTGTACGGGGTAGTATCACCTCAATCAACGTAGAGCGGTCTGGCATCGGTTATGGCTCGTCTACAATCTTTAATTTCACTACACCACCAACAGTTAGAGTATCTTCTGGTTCTTCATCAGAATACAAAGCCATCGTTCAGAATGGCAAAGTCCAATCTGTAATCATTACAAATTCTGGAACCGAATATACCTCTACACCAGATCTCACGATCTTTGGTGATGGTGTTGGTGCAAAAGTTATTTCTCAGATTGGTAATGGTAGAGTTACCAATGTAACCGTCACAAATGGCGGTGTTGGATATACAACTTCTAAGGTTTCCGTATCGGAAGTTATTCCAGGCGCTGGCGTTAAGTTCCTCACGAAAGTTCAGAGTTGGAACATTGACAACGTACAAAGATATAAAGATATTTTCACCACCGATGATGGATTCTTGACAAGAGGTGATAATGATGATGGTATCAAGTTCACTTCACTTTATGTTCCCAGAGAGTTAAGAAAAACACTCAAACAGAAGAATAGTGATGGAACTCTTGACTATGCTCAGGATGACCTTGTAATTCTCAATAACTCCGAACAGGTATCAACAAAACACTCACCAATCATTGGTTGGGCATATGATGGCAACCCAATCTACGGCCCATATGGATATGACAGAAAAGATGGTGGAAGTGTTCGCGCAATGCGTTCTGGATATGTTCTCAAGACCTCCAGAGAAAATGGCCCACCACTGAGTCTTTTTGAACTTGGATTCTTCATTGAAGACTATGAGTTTATTGGAAACGGTGATCTTGATAGAAATAATGGTCGTTTCTGCATCACCCCAGATTACCCACAAGGTGTCTATGCATACTTTGCAACTATTGATCCTGATAGAAACGAAACGAGTGGAACTTTCAAGAACTTCCGTTCTCCTAGGTTCCCATATCTGATTGGTGATAAATTTGCTGCAAAACCAGATGAATGGAATTTTGTTGAGACAAACAATCAAGATATTAATATCAATGATTTAAGACTCAGGAGAAACACGTATCCATACAAACTGGACAGCAGAGGAGCTACATATGAAGGTGTTTATGACAGTAGAAAACTCATAAAACAAGAGACGGAAGTTAACTATGCTTCCCCTGGTAGTGTTGAAAGATATCAGATTGAAAACGCAGGTACTGGGTATCGTGTAAACGAAAGTTTGGTTATTGGAAATACTGATGGTGGTAATGGATTTGATGCTAAGATTTCTAGAGTTGGTGGTGTTGATGTTGTTTCTATCGCTTCTACCGTCGTCAGAATTGATAATGTTGTATTTGAATATAATAACCGCACTGGTGGTGTAATTGGATTCTCTAGCCAACCACACGGTCTGGCAGTTGGTGACAATATCACAGTTTCTGGTTTGTCCACAGATTCTCTCAAGAAACTGGATGGAAGACACAACATTGGATTTAATACTTCATTCCTGATTCTTAACTCCGGTATTGGATCGACATCTGTAACTGGTATTGTTACCAACATCTCTGTAAGTGGCAACCTCCAACCATCAAACGTCGCTCCTAATGATATTATTGGAATTTCAACAGAAAGAATGTTGGTTCTGAATGTTGATCAAATCAATAACAAACTCAGAGTTAAGAGAGAATTTGATGGTGTCCTTGGCACAGCACACACTGGAACTTCTCTGGTAACTGTTCTGAACAGAACTATCAATTTCAACATTGGAATTAACACCAATGTCATTACTGAGAGAAATGTACCATACTACTTTAACCCCTCTGAGAGCCTTGCCCTAGGGTCTACAACAGGTGTTGGAGTTGGTTCTACTGTATCATACTCATACAGAGTAGTTGGTGGTGGCACGACCTCCAAGTTCATTCCAACACAAAATATTTACTTGCCAGATCACGGATTCCTCAGTGGTCAGAAACTTCAATATTCTAATGGTGAAGGAACTTCAATTCAAGTTTATAACGGAATCTCCACTTTCACTCTTCCAAACAATTCAATTGTTTATGCAATCAACGGTGGAAAGGATCTTCTTGGTATTTCAACTAATCCATTAGGTATTGGATCCACTGGAGCCATCACTGGTATTGGATCTACGGCATATCAACTATTCTTTACTGGATATGGTGACGGTGAAGTTCATAGCTTTAAACCACAAAAGACTGAGGTCACTGGATTTGTAGAGAAGGTTGTAGGCACTATCGTTTGTAAGGAAGCTCATGGATTACTTCAAAATGATAGAATCAATGTTTCACTAACTCCTGGAATCACTACTTCATATTATGTGAAGTATAATGATACTACTAAGAGAACCATTGTAAATCCAAAGACATTTGGATCTTCTGGCATCAATACATCTTCCTATACCATTACCATTTCGAATCACGGTTACAATACTGGTGACAAACTTCTCTACACCTCAACAAATCCAGCTTTACCACTGGTAAACAACGAGATTTACTTTGTTGTAAGAGATGACAACGATAACTTTAGACTTGCCGAGACATACTACAAATCACAGAAAATTATTCCCGATGTTATTGGAATTACCTCTACTGGTTCCGATCATGAAGTTGGTCTGATCAATCCTAAGATTGACGTTGTTCGTGGTTACAATGTTGGATTTGCGGTATCAGATACATCTCTGGGACAAACAGTTTCTGGCAAGAGAAGAAAGGTATTTGACTTTAATCTGTATAGAGATACTAATTTTACTAAACCATACTACTCAAATCCAGAAGAGACTGGATTCCAAGTATCTGGCGTTGGCACTGTTGGTGTAACAACCACTGCGGTAGTTAATCTTTCACTCACAGAAAACAGCCCACAACAAATTTTCTATAAACTCAATCCAGTTAATCTGGACATTATTGCAGATACCAAGAAGACGCCAGTCATCGATACTGATGTAATCAATCATTCGACATTGAATGTATCTGATAGTGGATATAATGGATCGTTCGTTGTTTCGGGTATTGGTAGTACGACGTTCTCATTCAATATTCCAGTTAAACCAGAAAGAGATTCGTATACCATCAATGAAGCAACTACTCTGAAGTATTCTACTACTTCTACAAGAGTATCTGGTGAAATCGATGCCTTGAGGATTGTCTCTGGTGGAAAGGGATATAAGAGCCTTCCTGTTGTTACATCTATCGCATCCACTGAGGGTGTTGGTGGTATTATCAAACTTTCCAGTGAGAGTATCGGCAAACTTAGAAACTATACTATCAAAAATATTGGTTTTGACTACTCTCCAGACAAAACTATCGAACCATCAGTTCAGTTACCACAAATTATAAGACTGAACCGACTCTCCAGTATTTCAAATATCGGCATCACATCTGGTGGTAAAAATTATACTCAACCACCATCCATTGTGGTTATTGATAGAGTAACTGGAACTGTCAACACCGACATTGAAGCCTTCACTGAGATTCAAGGCACCTCCGTGTCAGAAGTCAATATCATAAGAAATACCAAAAACCTTTATGACACCGATCCAAGAGTGGTGTCAACTAATAATAGTAATGGTGTAAGAGTCACTGATCTTTCATACAATAGTTCAAATAGACTTGTTACTCTGACTCTTGATGGTACGTTCACCAATTCTAACTATCCATTCACTCTCGGTAGAAAAATCTACGTAGAGAACATTGGTATTGGTTCCACTGGTAGTGGATACAACTCATCTGATTACGAGTATGGATATTTCACGATTACTGGAGTTAACACTAACCCTGGTGGTGGAAATGCAACCGTATCATATAATCTTGATTCTTCAGTAACAAGTCCTGGCATCTTTAGTGGCCCATCTTCCTCAGGTAGAGTTATTCCTTTCGAAGATCTGCCTGTATTTGATGTTTCAGTTGTTCCAAACAACTTCAGTGAAGGAGAGACTGTAAGCACTGGTGACAAGAATGGAACTGTTGTTTCCTGGAATGAGAAGACTAAGTATCTTAAGATTCTTTCGAATGATTCATTTGCAGTTGGTGAATCTATTAATGGACTTTCCTCAAAGTCTATTGCAATCATTCAAGAAACAATCAAGTTTGATTCATATTTCAGCGTAAATCCAACATCTGAAGTCAAAAATGGATGGCAGAAAGAAACTGGTAAACTGAATGATGAACTGCAGAGACTGCAGGACAATGACTACTATCAGACTTTCTCATATTCACTGGAGAGTCCAATTCAATATACTAGATGGAGAGATCCAGTCAATAGTCTTAGTCACGTTGTCGGATTCAAGAACTTTGCTGACATCAGTTTGGTATCTATTGCTTCTACAGATGATAAGAACAGAGCTTCTGGAAGACCTGGAGTTGGTTCGGATGTTGTTGTAACTGTCGCAGACCTGATCAGTGAAAATGAGTCACTTCATAAGAAATATGATTTTGACCTCGTATCAGAAAACTCTCTTATTATCGGTGGTGAACTTGCTTCCGATGAAATTAATTTTGATGGAAGAATTCTTACAGATTACATTGAAGCCAAGACCAATAGAGCCCTGTCGATTGACAGTGTAAGTTCTCAGTTCAATGATGAACCAAGGTCTACAGCATATTCAGACATCGCAACGTTTGATATTAATGAAGTGAGTGGTGGTAAGTTCTATGTAATGGCATTTGATACTCGTTTCTCTGGTGAAAAAGAAATTATCCAAGTTAACCTTCTGCACGATGGTTCTGTTGGTTATGTAATGCCTTTCGGTAGAGTAGAAACTGCAATCGATCTTGGAACCTTCGACTTTGGTATCAATGGAACAAGTGGATCGTTGCGTTTCTTACCAGCTAAATCAAAAGTCAATAATTATGCACTGAGAATCTTACAACAAAGACTCTTTACCAATACAAACACAACCACTGGTATTGGTTCTACAGAAATTGGATCTGGTTACAAGATTATTTCTAGTGCTGCAGGTATTGGTTCTACCGATCCATCACCAGTACAAGTTGTTGGATTTGGAACAACAACCACTACAACTTCAAAACTGTTTGTTCTCACAAATGAACTCACAGGTGATCAAAGAAGTCAAGTAAATGAGTTGGTTGTTCATCAAGACGGCAGTGAAGTATATCTTCTTGATTATGCTCAAATGATCAATGAGAATACATCGATCACCAACTCACCAAGCGTTGGTCTTGGAACTTTTGGCGCTGACGTAAGATCTGGTATTGCGAGTGTCTACTTTACTCCAGTCGCTGGAGTTGGTGTCACGATGAGAATTCATCAAACATCTTTCGATTCTTCAGCCTCTGGAATTGGCAGTATCACCATTGGTGGTACGGAAATTCTTACAACGACTACCTCGATTGCTTCTACAACCACACCACAATCTACACGAATCAGTGGATTCTCATCTGGTTCTTATCAGGCAGCAGATTGTTTGGTAGAAATTAAGGATACTACTAATAATAGATCTGCTGTGACACAAGTCACAATGATTCACGATAACGCTAATGTTTACTTCAGTGAATTTGGATATTTTGATACATTTAACGGATCCGGTATTGGAACAATCGGTGTTGGTTATTCTGCCACTGGCCCTGATGTAGAATTGAGACTTACTCCACCATCCAACACTGACGTAACCGTTAAAGTTCTTCAATACAACTTTACCGAAACTGGATTCCCTGCCGGAGTTACCACGTTCACCAATTCATCTCTTAGATCTGAAGATAGCAGCTACACCGGTACAGAAAATGATGTTGCACTCTCATTTAATCTGAAACACGCAGGAGATTCAGTATTCCACAAGGTATTTGATTCTTCCGATCCAGCTGTTGTAGATGTAACTAATAATCTGTTCGTTGTCAACAATCACTTCTTCAATACTGGTGAAAGGTTGACATACACACCAACTGGTGCTGGTACAACAATGAGTATCGGTATCGGAACAACCTCTATTGTTGGTTTTGGCACAACAGATAAACTTCCATCAACCGTTTATGCGGTCAAGATTGCAGAGAACAAGTTCAAAGTCGCTGCAAGTGCAACTGAGGCTCTTCAAACTGTTCCTACTGTTCTTGATATCACTACAGTTGGTGTTGGAACCACTCACACATTCACCTCACAAAATCTGAACTCTAAGATGATTGTAACTCTGGACAATAACATCCAGAGTCCACTGATTCAGTCTCCAATCAACACAGGTCTTACAACCAGCATCGACACTGGTACAGACTTCATTGTAATGGCAGGTATCTCTTCGTTCTTCTCTGGTGATATTATCAGAATTGACGATGAGTATATGAAGATCGATACAATTGGTATTGGTGATACAAATAGAGTTCTTGTCAAGAGAGCTCAATTGAATTCAGATCTGGTTGCACATACTTCTGGTTCGACAATTATCAAGTATGTTGGAAATTATCAGATTGTAAAAGACACGATTAACTTTGTTGATGCTCCTAAAGGTTCTAAAGGCCCTGCAGGACTTACCACCACATCAACATTTGCTGCAAGAGCATTCATAAGAACAGGTATTCCAAATGGATCTACTGACACATATTCAAACAACTATGTGTTTGATACTGTAGAGGATCAATTCACTGGAGTTACAACCGCATTTGTTCTCAAATCTCAAGGTCAAGATGTAACTGGTTTTTCAACCAATACTGGTGTTATCCTCCTGAACGAAATCTTCCAGAATCCAATTGCTCCAGACGATTATATTATTACTGAAACTGCGGGCATCACTTCTGTTCGGTTTACTGGTGCTGGAGCATCCGTAAGTTATGATGTAAACGTTTCCTCTATTCCTAGAGGTGGAGTTATCGTTTCTGTTGCCGAAACTACATCCTTCGGTTATCAACCTCTCGTAGCTGCAGGTGGTACTGCAATCGTTTCCGCTGCAGGAACCATCGAATCCGTATCCATTGGAAATAGTGGTTCTGGATATAGAGTTGGTGTTCAAACCAACATTCTGGTTAAGGCAATCGGTTCTTCTGGAATCGTAACTATTGGTCGCGCAAACGTTACTGCAGGTCTTGTAACTTCAGTAACAATTACCAATGGTGGTTCTGGATTCAGTTCTGCTACACCACCAACTCTTGAGTTTGAATCACCTCTCAACTATGAGAATATGAGACTGGTTGGCAGTAACTCTGGTATCGGTGCATCAGTTTCGGTACGTGTTGGTGCTGCGACTAGTGTTATCAGTTTCAACATCACCAACTATGGATATAACTATCGAATCGGTGATGTATTAGAACTCGCTACAGATAATCAGGCTGGTATTCCAACTGATGCATCCGCTGGTGTCGCATTCACTTCATTCAGACTGACTGTAACCGAAACTTTCAATGACAGTTTTGCTGGTTGGACATTCGGTGAATTGGAAAAACTGAACACCTTTGAAAATCTGTTTGATGGTGATAGAAAGACATTCAATCTCACCAAAACAATCGGAGCGTCTGCAACTCCAATTACAATTAGATCCGCTAAAGGTTCCCCGATAAAATCTGAAGATAACCTCATAATCTTCTTGAATGATATTCTCCAAATTCCATCAGAGAGTTATGTTCTAAATGGTGGTTCTCAAGTTACTTTCTCTGAGGCTCCCAGACTGGGTGATAAACTGAGAGTCTACTACTATCGTGGATCGGATAATGATGTTGTTGAGGTAGATGTCCTTGAGACAGTAAAACCTGGTGATGAACTTACAATCAACAGATATCCAGATATCGGATTGATCGATGGTTATCAACAAAACGCAAGAACAGTAACTGGCATCACAACTGCTGATACTGTTACAACAAATACCTACATCGATGTCGGTATTACAACTGACAGAACAGTACTGAGACCAGTAACTTGGAAGAAACAGGTTGCAGACCTTATCATTGGAAACATCGAAGTTCCTAAAGATAGAACTGAACTTGAAACTGGAATCAGACCAGTAGCTTTCATTATTAATAACGTTGGTTCTGCTTCAACCGAAGTGTTTGTTGACAATGCTGTTCCAGTCTTTAATCAAATTGATGATCTTGATGAGGCAAAACAGAGTGTTCTGATTTTGGATAGAACTGAAAGGACTGGAGCTGCCGCAACCGCAGTAGTTTCCGCTGGAGGATCTATCACAAGTATCGTCATCTCTGATGGTGGTTCAGGTTTCACTACCGCACCTAAAGTCTCAATCGGTGTTACTGCAGGTATTGGAACTGTTTACTCTGGTATTGGAATCACGATGAACACCAATGCAACGGGTGTCGCGGTTATCTCTGGTCTCGGAACAGTTTCCTCTGTATCAATCACAAGTGCTGGCGCTGGATATACCAACACCAATCCACCAGTTGTAATGATTGAACCAGAAGCTCAGACAAGTGATACCTTGACAAATATTAAGTATGAGGGTGACTTTGGTATTATCACTGGCATTGGAACTACTTCTGTTGTTGGAATTGCAACCACTGGTCTGACATTCGATCTCTTCATTCCTCTGGACTCACCACTGAGATCCTCTGACATTATGTCATCACCAATTACGTCAAGTGGAATTAAAACCGATTACTACTTTGTCGTATCTGATACATATACAGGAAATGGACTCACCGCATATGGTGATGCTTCTGGAACAACCACGGTTGGTATCGGAACCTCGTTCATTGACAACATCTACAGAGTAATGGCTGTAGAAAATGTGACCGGTGATGCTGTTGGAGTGGGAACAACTACTCTGACTAGAGTTACAGTAAGTGTGAATTCAATTCAAGGTGTTGGCACTGGAAGTAGTATTTTCTTCGGAAAATATTCTTGGGGTCGATTGTATGACTTCGTTAAGTCTGACACAAGTCAGTTTACTGTAATTAACACCGATGGTATCACCGGCATTCAGACTGGACCGGTGATTGTAAGATCTAGAGACCTTAAAGAGGCCTACATTTAATCATAAATAAAACAAAAAGTCTTTCAAAATGTCAGCTATTATAACTGATCAACTTCGTATATTGAATTCTGAGAATTTTGTAGCAGGAATTGCGTCAACAACTAACAGTTATTATGTTTGGGTTGGACTTCCAAACGCAACTGAGTATGACACAAACTGGGACACTACTCCCCCTGCTCCAAAAGACTCGTTTAATGAAGAGAACGACTATTGGGATACAATGATTGCGTTGAAGAAAATCAACGCAGCTGATATCGTTCGGGTTGTTAGGAAAATCACCTGGACATCTGGTACAACGTATGAGATGTATCGCCACGATTATTCAAGATCAAACTTGTCACCACAGACAAGTTCGACAAACTTGTATGATACAAACTTCTATGTAATGAACTCTGACTACAGAGTTTATGTTTGTCTCCAGAATGGAACTGATCCAGAAAACCCAGATGGAAGACCATCACTTGACGAACCTCTGTTTACCGATCTTGAGCCAAGATCTGCTGGTAGTTCTGGTGATGGTTACATCTGGAAGTATTTGTTCACTATTAAACCAAGTGATTTGGTAAAGTTTGATTCTACAAGTTTCATTCCTCTTCCCCAAAATTGGTCAACAAATAATGATGTGGCTGCGGTAAGAAATAATGCTGCTACCAGTGGTCAGTTAAAAATTGTTACCATTACCAATAGAGGTGTTGGTTATGGTACTGCTACCACTTATAACAACGTTCCCATTAAAGGTGATGGTGAGGGTGCAAGATGTTCCGTAGTTGTCAACGCTGCTGGTAAAATTGACTCTGTAGAAGTTACCAACGGTGGTTCTGAGTATACTTTTGGTACTGTAGATCTGAATTCAGTTGGACTAACAAACCCAAGTGGTTCTACAGATGCATCTTTCAACGTTATTATTCCCCCACAAAACGGTCACGGCGCTGACATTTATAGAGAACTTGGATCATATAGAACTCTAATTTATTCCAGACTTGAGAACGATTCCACTAATCCAGATTTTGTTACTGGTAACCAATTCTCAAGGATTGGAATTGTAAGAGATCCATTCTCGTTTGGATCTAGTGACAAACTAACTCTGTCTAAGGCTAGTGCAACTTATGCACTTAAGTTGACTGGTGCTGGTTCTACAACTGCAACTTTTGCAGCTGACGCAACGATTACCCAAACTATTGGTATTGGATCTACTGCTGTTGGTAGAGTTATCAGTTGGGATTCAACAACTGGTGTTCTGAAGTATTGGCAGGACAAGACTCTTGCTGGTTTCAATACCGATGGAACCGCAAATACTTCTCCTACTTATGGTTATAAACTGTTCAGATTTACTGCAGACCCCACAACTGGTGCAGGAACCACTGTTTTTGGTGGTTCGACTAATTTGAATATTGATACAAACTTCGGAACATCATCAGTTCCGGGTGTATCAACCTCAATAAATAATAGGACATATAATCTCGGAATGAGTTTTGTTAAGGGTGCTGCTAACCCCGAGGTTGAAAAATACAGTGGTGACATCATCTACGTGGACAACAGGGCATCTGTCACACGTAGCACACAGCAAAAGGAAGACATCAAAATCGTATTGGAATTCTAAAAAACTATGCCACAGGAAACTAACCTCAACGTCAATCCTTACTTTGACGATTTTGATAAAGATAAGAACTATTATCGTGTTCTGTTCAAACCTGGTATCCCTGTACAAGCCAGAGAACTGAGTACCCTTCAATCGATTCTTCAGAATCAGATTGAACAATTTGGTACTCACTTTTTCAAAGAGGGATCGAAGGTTATTCCTGGTAACCTGACATATGATAATAACTTCCAATGCATAGAACTAGAACCCACTTTTCTTGGTGTTCCAGTTTCTTTATATCTTGACAAACTTTTAGGTATTAGACTGACTGGGGCAAGATCTGGTGTTACTGCTACAGTTAAGAAGATTTTAACAGAAGACGACTCTGAAAGAGGAAATATTACTCTTTATATTAAATATGAAAAGTCTGGATTAGATGATTTTTCTCAGGAAAAGTTTTTTGATGGGGAAAATCTTTTAACGGATAGAGATATTGCATATGGACTGAGTGTAATTGCGACCAATGAACCAGTAGCTTCAACTATTGCTTTTGGTGCAGCATCAACAGGATCTGCAATGTCTGTTGGTGATGGTGTATATTTCTTGAGAGGTTGTTTTGTACAAGTTCAGAGTGAAACTCTGATTTTAGATCAATATTCCAACACTCCATCTTACAGAATTGGTTTCAACGTATCGGAGGACTTTGTAACTGCTGATGAAGATGATTCCTTAAATGATAACGCTTCTGGATTTACTAATTTCTCAGCTCCTGGTGCTGATAGACTTAGAATCTCGGTAAATCTTGCCAAAAAAGCCCTCGATGATAGAAACGACCAAAACTTTGTAGAAGTTGCTCGTGTAGAGGGTGGTATTCTTCAGACATTCGTCAAAGATACTCAATATAATTTAATCAGAGATACTCTTGCAGCCAGAACTTATGATGAGTCTGGAGACTATTATGTAAAACCATTTGAATTGTTTGCCAAAGAGTCTCTGAATGATCAGATTGGAAATAAGGGCATTTATACATCGGAGCAGAAGACCCAACAAGGTGGAACACCTTCCGATGATTTGATGTTGATCCAGGTATCTCCTGGTAAAGCGTATGTAAAAGGTTATGATGTAGAAAAGATTGCTTCCAGTTTTATTGATGTACAAAAACCCAGAACAACAGCAGAAGTTGAGCAAGAATCTGTAAGTTACTCCACAGGTTCACCACTGTTTGTTAATAATGTTTTTGGTTCCCCAAGTCTTGGAATTGGCACCACAGCAACAGTATCTCTTCTGAATACAAGAAGAGCTGGTCTTACTACTGTTGGTGTTGCTCCTGGCGGAGAAGAGATTGGTGTTGCTAGACTGTATGATTTTAAGGCTCAGGCTGCTAGTTATGTTAATGAGTCATCACAATATGAGACAAGACTATTTGATATCAAAACATATACAAAACTCACAGTAGGGACTGCTATTACATCTGTAACAGCCTCTGATGTTATTCAGGGTTCTAGAAGTGGTGCTAGTGGTTTTGTGGTAACTGGAGGATCAAACCTCACAGAACTTACACTTATTGATTCTGTTGGAAAGTTTCTCAAGGATGAGTCAATTACGATCAATGGAATTTCTGATGGCAGAGTTATCACGAAGGCAGTTCATTATGGACTGAATGACGTTAAATCTCTTCGTAGTTTCGTTGGCGTTTCTACTTTCGAAGCAGATATTGTTTTAAACAATGGAACTAGACTTTCTAACTTAATTTCTGGTGAGTTACAATTAGTAAGTACAAGCGGAAACACTGGAATCATCACAGCGGCTGGTTCAAACTTTGCTGGTATTGTAACAAGTGGTAGTGTCATTAGTTATAGTAGAGCTGGACAATCAATTCCAACTTTCAATAGAATTACAGGAGTTGCTACAGATGGAACTTTTGTAACTGTAAGTGGAATTACAACCGTTCCTAATGTTTGTGAAGGTGGTGTTCCTGCAGGATCCACTTCTGTTAATGATTTGATTGTTCGTAATACTAGTTTTAATGTTGGTGAGAATAATTTTGTAACTCCCACCAATCATAAAAACCTTGAAACTCTTGACGTAACCAACACTACAGTTCAATTCAGAAAACAATATTCGGACAATAATGTAATTAATAACTCGTTCACTTCACCAAATGCTGGTTCGAATCTATTCTTCCAACCATTTGATGAAGAGAGATACTTTATCTCATATGATGACGGCACTGTAGAACCACTGACTTCGAGTCAGATGACTTTGGCTGCTGATAAGAAAACTGTAACTTTTGTCGGTCTCAGTAAGACTAGTGGTAAAGCAAATCTGTTTGCCACCGTTCTCAAGGGTACTGTAAGAAACAAACTCAAAAAACTTAATAACGCTAATGTTATTATCATTGATAGATCCAAACTTACCTCATCTGGTATCGGAACCAATACACTAAATGATGGACTGACATACAGTAGAGTTTATGGAACCAGAGTTCAAGATAGAAAAATTTCACTGAACGTTCCTGATGCCGCACAACTGATGGCGGTTTATGAGTCAAATGATTCCAGTGATCCAGATCTGCCCTCCATCACACTTGGTGGTTACTCCGGACCTAGTGGAAATAACACTGATCTAATTGTAGGCGAAACAGTAACTGGTCTAGAAAGTAATGCTGTTGCTGTGGTTGTTGAAAAACCAAATACTGTCACTGTTGGTGTTGTTCCCCTCAACCAAAAACAGTTCATTTTGGGTGAGACCGTTAAGGGTACAAATTCTGGTGTTACTGCAATTCTGGCCGCAACAACTAGAGGTGATAGAGATGTCACTAATCAATATTCTTTGGGTGTGAATGATAAACCAACATATTATGATTTCTCATACATTGAAAGAGGCAGAACCTTCCCAGAACCATCAAATAGATTGAAGGTAGTATTTAAGAACTTCTTTGTGACCTCAGATGACAATGGAGACTTCTTTAGTGCATCAAGTTATTCAAGTGATGCCAGAAAACTGGTGCCTATCAATCAATCATATAAGGCTCTGACAAGTGATCTGATCGATATCAGACCAAGGGTTAGTACATATGATACTACATCGACATTATCACCATTTGATTTCAGATCAAGAGTATTCTCTTCTTCTGGTAGCAGCATTCCAGATCCTTTGGTTCCAGATGAATCACTGATCGTAAGTTACACATATTACTTACCAAGAAAAGACAGACTGTTTTTGGACAGAGATGGTAAATTTACCTATCTGCAAGGCGTTCCTTCAGATAACCCAGTAGAACCTCCATCAATTGGAGACGCTTTAGAGATTGCTAAGATCAATCTTAGAGCTTATGTCTATAGTATGAGTGATATCACTATCTCCAAGACGAAACATAAACGTTTCACTATGGCAGATATTGGAAGACTTGAGGATAGAATTAAAAATGTAGAATATTATACCAGACTTTCACTTCTTGAATCGGATACTGCCAACTTGCAGATTACTGATGCAAATGGTCTGAATAGATTCAAGTCTGGATTCTTTGTTGACAACTTTAAGTCTCACGATTCTCACCAGATTGGACACTTAGACTTCTCTGCAAGTATTGATACAAAGAATGGTTATTTAAGACCATCTCATTACACTACGGCTATTGATCTGGTCATTGGTTCTCAATCGGTTATTGGAATTGGAACCACCGCAAATCCAACTCTTGACTTAAATTATGTTAGTGACATTGATGGTCAAAATGTCAAGAAAACCGGACGATTGGTAACTCTGAATTACACAGAAGTTCCAATGATCACTCAGGTCTATGCATCTAGAGTTGAGAATGTCAACCCATTCCTGATCGTCTATTATGCGGGTGACTTGAAGTTGAATCCAGATTCTGATATCTGGATGGACACTAAGAGACTTGATGCCAATATTATTAGAAGAACAAGTGAATATGATAGTGCTGTCGCTATTCTTGGTATCGATACTCAAAGTGGTTTGAGTGAAGTTGACTGGGGTGTTTGGGAAACCAACTGGAGTTCTGAGAGAGTTACCTTTAGAACAGAAGTCAGCACAGAGTTCTTGGGTCAGATGAGACCTCAAGATCTTCCACAAGACATTAGTAATCTACAAATTCAGAGAATTGCTGACTTTAATGCTACTGTTGCAAGAAATGGTAGATGGGCTGGTACGGGTGAAGCTGTAATTGATGACGTAACTGTTACACGTAGACAAGAATTCCAAGATACTGAAATTACTACACAACAATCCAGAGAAGGAATTCAGTTTAAAGTAACTCCAACAGAAGATCAAGAGTCTTTGGGAGATAGACTTGTCAGTAGGGATATTATTCCCTATATGAGATCGAGAAATATCGAACTCATTTCTACAAGAATGAAACCCAGAACTAGATTCTATGCATTCTTCGATGGTGTCGATGTTACAAATTACGTAACTCCAAAACTTCTCGAAGTTGCGATGGATTCTGGTTTGTTCCAGACTGGAGAAACTGTATTTGGATATACTCCACAGGAACTTTCCGATGGATCTCCAGCATCTTTTGCCTTTAGACTTGCTTCGCCAAATCATAAAGATGGCCCATATAACGCACCAACTAGTGTTTATGGCGTAAATCCTTACGTTAATGCTGCTGGAATTTCTACAGTATATTCAACTTCATCAACTCTGTTAAACGTAGACACATTTAGTCTCGCAACACAGGTTCAAGGTGGATTCTTTGGTTATGTTCAAAATGGAATGAAACTTCAGGGACAGACCAGTGGTGCACAGGCTACTATTTCAAATCTAAGACTTATCACAGACTCTCTTGGTAACCTTAGAGGTTCTTTCAACATTCCAAATCCAAATGTTTCGGCTAACCCAAGATGGGAGACTGGAACCAAGACACTGAGACTGACTACAAGTTCAACCAACTCTTTGGTTGGAGGAACTGTAACTGGTTCTGCAGAATCCAACTTCTATGCTCAAGGTGAATTACAGACTGTCCAAGAGAATGTTTTGAGCATCAAAGTTCCACAGATTGAAAGATTGACCGTACAGGATCAAAGAATTATTCAAAATAGAATTACTGCGGCGGTTGGTGAAGAAGAAGTAACTGCAACTGGTGTTCAGTATTATGACCCTCTGGCACAAACATTTAGAGTTGATGAAACCACCGGTGCGTTTATTACATCCGTAGATGTTTATCTGAGAGATAAAGACGAAGAGCTTCCTCTGACAATGCAGGTTAGAACTGTAGAAACAGGTCTTCCTACATCTAAGATTCTTCCTTTCAGTATTGTTGTCAAGGAACCTTCAGAGGTTAATGTATCTGAAGATGCTTCAATTCCAACTAGATTTACATTCGATTCTCCAGTTTATCTGAGTGGTGAACAAGAGTATGCTATCGTACTTGTAACTCCATCCGAGAACTACAATGCTTGGATTTCAAGAATGGGTGAGATTGACATCTCAACTGCAAATCTGCCAGATGAACAACAGGTTCTCATCAGCCAACAACCATATCTTGGTTCACTGTTCAAATCACAGAACGGTACAACTTGGGATCCAAGCCAATATGAAGACCTGAAGTTTACCCTCTATAAGGCTCAGTTTGATACCACTCCTGGTGCCGCTAGATTCTTCAACCCAGATCTTGGTGAAGGTAATAATCAAATTATTAAACTTCCCCCCAACCCAATTGAAATTCTGTCAAGAAGAGCTGTAGTTGGTCTTGGAACAACTTTTGCTACTCCAGCAGGACTTGTTCCAGGTGTAACCATTACACAAGATGGTAATCTCTACGCTTCTGCAACTTTGATCAACACTGCTGGTATCGCAAGTGTTGGTTCTGATACATTTAGTATCATTAATGCTGGTGTTGGATATACTCCATCAAGTGGAAGTCTTGTTTATTCTAATGTTCCACTCCCAACACTTACTGGATCTGGATCTGGAATGGTCGGTAATGTAACTGTTAACAACGGACAAATCTCTGCAGTATCTGTTACCAATGGTGGTAAGAACTTTGCTGCTGGTGATACCGTTGGAGTCGGAACACTTGGACTTGGAAATGGAAGTGGTGCTGTCTTGGCCGTTGGTATTATTACATCAACCAACACGTTGATTCTGGATAACATTCAAGGATCATTCGTAACTGGTGTTGGAACCATTACCTATAATAATGGATCAACAATTGCAGTTGTTGGAAATGGTTGCACAATCAACACTTTCGATGTTGATTCTACAAATGACGGATTACACTTCAAGGTAAATCATCGTGCTCACGGAATGCACGCTTTCAACAACTTTGTAACTATCTCTGGTGTTGAATCTGATGTACCCATAACAACACTAACTGCAGACTATACAAATGATTCTACCGCAGACATTTCTGTTGTGGCCTCATCAAACTTCGACACATTTGAAGGTGTTGGAGTTGGAACTACCAACTACGGATATCTGAAAATTGGTAATGAGATTATTTCCTATACAGGAACTGGATCCGGAACAATCACTGGTATTACTACTAGAGGTGTTGACAATACCAACTCATTTACATATCCATCAGGCACAGAAGTTAGAAAGTATGAATTCGGTGGTGTTTCTCTTAGAAGAATTAACCGAAATCATAATATGAATAATCCCGCAGTCACAGTTCCAAATGCAAAGGATCTCGATTATTATCACATCAAAGTCGATATGAATAGTAATGGAACGGATAGAAGTGGCGGAACTTTATCGGATAGATTCTTCACATCGACCAAACGCAGTGGTGGATTGAATGTTAAGGCTACACAAAACATTCAATTTGAAACTCTGACTCCAAACATCCAAACGATGACACCTCCAGGAACTTCTGTTGCTGCAAGAGTCAGAACAATTACTGCAACCAGTATTGGTGGCCAAGAAGAGTCATTCGTTGATCGTGGATTCGAATCAATTGACATCGCTGGTCAGAATCATCTGACCAATCCAAGAATGATTGCCTCTAAGATTAATGAAAGAGAAAAACTTTCAACTCTACCTGGCAATAAGTCAATGACATTTGAAGTTACTATGTCAAGTACTAATCGTGACGTATCTCCCGTTATTGATTTGGATCGCGTAAGTGTAATTACTACCACCAATAGAATCAATAACCCAGTGAGTAACTTTGCAACGGATGATAGAGTAGACATCACAGGTCAGGATCCTTGTTCCGCAACCTATGTTTCTAAGGTCATTGTTCTTGAAAATCCAGCAACTCAAATCTTACTTGAGTTTGCTGCTTATAGAAGACCAAGTTCTGATATCAGAGCTTTCTATAAGATTATTTCTGAGGGTTCAACCGAAGATAGTATTAATCAAAACTTTGAATTGTTCCCAGGATATTCAAACATTGACCAAAATGGTAAAGTGATTAACGTTTCAAATAGCAATGGTCAACCTGACAACCTTGTTACTCCTAGTATCGGAACAGAGTTTAAAGATTATAGATTTAATTCCAGAACTCTGCCACCATTTACTAAGTTCCAAATTAAAATTGATATGGTTGGAACAGATCAGTCTCAACCTCCTATTATCAAAGAACTCAGAGGCATTGCACTTGCATAATGGATAATTTAATTCCAGTTGAAGGAATGTCGGGTCTCTATCGAGACCCTTATTCCTCCGCTATTATCAATAAGAATAAACATGAATATGAGTCTTATATATCCAGAAAAAAGACTATGGAAGAAAAAAGTGAAGAATTTGACAAAATGAAAGAAGAACTGGACAATGTAAAAAGTGATATTGGTGACATCAAAGATATGTTATCCACCATAGTGCAGAAACTAAATAGTTAATAAAGGGTAGATGAATGGCT